TCATTTTTTATTTCTCCTTGGTGTTGCGTTTTGAATATAATCCTAATATTATTGGAACATAATCCGATTTGCAAGGTGTTTTATGAAAAAACAACACAATAAAAAATACGACCTACAAAAGGGCTTTGAGCTTCTTTGTGAAAAGAAAGGAGGAAGCATTTCATCAATAGCAACGGGGGCTGGACTGGACGACTCAACGATCAGAAAAGCCATCAAAAACAACAACATAACAATCGAAACACTAGAAAAGATTGCAAAATACACAGGCCACTTTTATACGTGTCCTACAACAAAGATCACAGTGCCATCAGTAAAGAAACTGTTGGTTACTATGGGCATTAAGTAGATAAGGAGAAAGACCAATGAGAGAGATTAAGTTTCGTGCGTGGGCGCCTAATTGCCAAGAAATGTGGGACTGGGAAAGAATGCAGTATGTACTGAATACCATTGGATGGCAGAACTTTTCCGAGGGCGAAAAGATTATAATGCAGTACACGGGTTTAGATGACTGTAACGGAACCCCCATTTATGAGGGCGACATTTGCAAGCTTGTTTTTCATGCTGACGAGAGCTTTGAATCAATTGCTGAAGTGAGGCATGATAAACATCAACTATCCTTCTGGAACGATCGTGAGTTTAAGAAAGCTTACAACCCTTCTGGTGGCTACTGGAGTAAAACAGCCAAATGCCTGCCTTGGCCACACTGCGCCTTTCATTGTATGGACATTCATGTAATCGGAAACATTCACCAAAACCCTGAACTACTGGAGAACTAACATGAACATTCTATGGGCATTCGCACCAATCATTCCAGTTGCTGCAACCTGGCTTGCTATTGAGTGCATGACAGGAACGGGATCAACACTCAACAAATCATCGCACGACTATTCAACATTAGGAGCATTATAGCATGAACACAATAAACGCTAGTGAGATTAAAGGGGATATTCCTGAAGGTGCTACTCACATCCTTGCTTTACACGACCTATTCTACAGACTTCGGAATGAAATATGGGAAGTTTACATGTGTACGGGAGACTGGTGCTCATCATCTGAAAACAGCAGCCAGTTAGAAAAAGACATCCTATCAGATAAGTTAACAGAAATCATCTACGACACAGACAAGCCATACGTACCTAAGGTGGGCGATCACATTGAGGTTACATGGGGTAATAAATCAAAATGGTACGAGTGTGTTGTACTTTCTGATAAGTGGTTCTCGTGGAAGCGTTATAGCGATATGTCGGACAATCCTTGGGCTAATCGAGAGATAATGATTGACACAGAATTCCGCCCCATCCAATCAGAAGAGGATAAGGCTGTTGAAAAAATAGCAAGGTTTCTTCAATTCAACACACCTATAAACCTTGAAAAAGATTGCCGGGAAACAGCGGAGCTGATGGTTGAAGAGCTTGGAATTAAAATCCCGGAGGGCGAGAAATGAGCAATAACAACCCGTCACCCGTATTCTTTGCAGTGATCTTTTCTTGTATTGCCATTGTGGTTTTCATTATCTATGTTGCTTTCGACCTGGGCAAAGAATCGGTTTTAAGCTCTAAAGACTGGCACTGCGTAGAATCCCCGTCAGTAGAGACTATGGCCGAAGCTAAGCAACGCATCTCGAATGACTGGAAGCGGTTTGAAAACGGCGTTCCTGTTGATCTGGAGGGTAAATAATGGCGAGTGTTCGTAAGTGGTACGCCGAAGACATAGCAGAATGGATGGAAAGACGAAAGTCAGGAGAAGAGCTATGGCAGATCGCCGAATCTGTCGGGCTTTCTGAATCAACAATAGATAACTACCTGGATCGAGCAAGAATAGGGGGATTTCAGGTATACCCAAAAAGGAGTGAATCATGAGCATTAGCAATATAGCCAGAGCGCACAGCAACAGAATAGCAGGTACAAATAGCATTGCGGCAATGTGCCTAAATCGATTAGAAACCGGAGAGCCAGAAACAGCACCAGGCTACATCATCAAAGACAGTGATCGAGAATACACTAATAAGTCGGATATTGTTTATCTTACACCGGATGGAAAACCGACTACACAAACATACGCCGCAAAAATGATGCAGACCGCTCGCAGTAACTGCCGGAGGGCATTTACAGAATACAGCCACAAAGGGCACGAGTTCATATACTGCAATTTTGGAAACGCTAAGTTTGATTGGCAAGAGCACTTCAAACGATAATCCCCATAGCCCGCTTCGGTGGGCTTTTTTATGCCTGAAATTAATCTCAACTATTTGTATAAAAAAGCTTTACAGGCATCAGTGGTGCATATATAATGTTTACATCAACTGAGAGAGCGGATTAAATCAAGATGAAAACTCAAGGCGTATATAAAGAATCAAACGGAACCTTTACAGTTCTTACATTTACCAAATCATGGAACTATAAAACAGAAAAAGCGGCAAATAAAAAATGGGAATCTCTTGTTAAGGCAGGGTTGTTATGAGCGCCATTGATAGGGCGATTGAAGCCGGGGATGTAGGATACATAAAAGCTGTTGATGCTTACAAAAGGATAGAGAAAGGAGAAATAAACAAGGAAATTGCGCTCAAGGAGCTGGGATCATCATTTAAAAACACTATTGAAATCTGGTGCAGACACATTGAGCACAAATCAATGAAGGATAGAAAGTATGACACAAGAACAGCAAGCAAAGGCACTGGGGATCACGCGAATGGCGTATCACCAGCGGCTAAAAAAATGGACAAAGACCATGACAGATGAAAACGGGGTTGAGTATTTAGTAAGCCCTAAGCACTGCATGGTTAAGCCAGAACACATCAAAGCCAAAGATAAGGAGTGAGTTATGAAAAACAAAGTGATTGTAAAAGTTATTGAAATATCAACAAAAAAGCTTCCTTTTGATTTTCCATGGATCAACGGTGTTGCTGTGAATCTTCTTGGAGATACTGAGAATTTAGACAATCTAGTGTTAGAACTAAAAGAAGTAAGAAAAATGGTTCTAAGGGATATAAATAGATTCGGTCTGAATTTATCTGATTTCACAATTCAAATAAAAAGCAAAGGAGAGTGAGTTATGAGTGAAGAAAGAATCAAAGAGCTTGAATCCCAGCTATCCCAGCATAAGGCGCATGTTGACGTGCTGTGGAATGCGCTTAGATCGGTTAAGCCAGTTATTCAAACACTTGCTGTGGATCGTGGTAATGGGTCAGGTGCAGAGAAGTTATTTAATTCTGTTCAAGAAGCCTTGTCCCAATCCCCCGCCACATCACTGGCACAGGTGGAGGCTGAGGCGATTGCGGGAGCCGCTGAATTCCTGCGAGAAAACTTCAACCCGCACAATGAGGATGAGCATTTGGCTCACCAAAGGATTGACGGGTTTCTTATCGAATACGCCAACAACCTAAAGGAGTAAGGGTGATGAGCCTAGAATACATAACAAAGGCTGAAGCTGAAGAGAAATCAGGAATAAATCTTGATGGAAGGAGAAAATACTTTATGTGGAATGATGAAGTATGTATTGAGGAAAAATTCACATCAATATGCTCAGGCTGTGCAGATGATGATGAATATAGTTATCAATCACGCGGATCAGGCTGCCAGGAGTGCGGGTATCACGGAGTAAGGCGAGACTCCTCCCCTCTGCCAGTTAAGTTCTTGAAGACCAAGGAACCCAACCAATGAGCTATACAGAAGAAGATATTAAGGGGTATACACCATGCAAACAATAGCAATCCTAGCCTTAGCCTGCGTTATATCCGGCTTCCTGGCTTACTCATTACGCCGTGAGCATGATAACTGGCATAGCTGGGCATTGGCAGGAGTTAGTGGTTTGTGTGGATTCTCGGCGCTTATGATAACTGTGCTGGTTCACGTTTGAATTATAAATTAAGGAGATTATATGAATATTTTAAGTTTGTTTGATGGCATGTCGTGCGGAAGAATTGCGGCAGAGCGAGCAGGGCTAAAAGTCGATAAGTACTACGCCTCAGAAGTCGATAAGTACGCAATTCAAGTATCAAAAGCCAACTGGCCAGATATTGAACATCTTGGTGATGTACAGAACTGGAGAGAATGGGATATTGATTGGTCATTGATTGATTTACTCATTGGCGGATCGCCTTGTCAGGACGTTAGTTTCGCAGGAAAAGGGGCAGGGCTTGAAGAGGGCACTAGATCATCTCTACTATTTACATTCATTGAAATAATGAATCACATAAAAAGCAAAAACCCCTATGTGTTGGTGATGCTTGAAAATGTAACAATGAGAGATACTCATAAAAATCAATTTACTGAATTAATGGGATGCGAACCAATTCTCATACGGTCTGAGGATCACACGCCGGTAGTTAGAAATAGGCTGTACTGGTGCAATTTTCATGTAAACCAACCAGACAAAAAAGACATTGACTTTGGTGATATCAGAGAATGGGGTGTCCCTAAGTCACAAGCAATGTATTACTCAGAAAAAGCCTTTAATTGGCTAACCAATCACGCAAAAAGGAAGGGTAAGGACTTCAAGATTTATACGCAATCTGGAAAATTCCAAATGCTAGAAGCATCAATGCACAAAAAATATAGCTCCCAGCGGTTTTTTGGAATATTGGATTCGCATGGTATTAGATACCCTACAATAACCGAGTGTGAAAGACTGCACGGGGTTGATGATGGATATTGCAGCTCAGTCAGCCCTACACAGGCGTATCAAATGCTTGGCAATGGATGGCAGGTTGATACCATCACCCACATATTCAGCCATCTTTGAATTACACCATAGTTAGGGCATAATAAAGACCTCGCCACAATCCTATCCCTAGAGCCGCTATATGCGGCTTTTTCTTTGCATGTAAGGTTGACTGTAACTATTTATGTATTTACACTACATAATACATAAATAAGGAGTCATTCATGGCTAAAGTATCTAGAACATATCGATTTGAAGAAGACCTGCTAAAGAAAATTCAATCCATTGCTGACGATGAGTTTGATGGAAATTCAACGGCAGCTATTGAATCTCTTTGCAACCAGGCTGCGTTAATGCGATCCATTGACGACAGGGTTCGTCACATGATGTACGGAGTTGCAAAAAACGAGATCGACTATTCAGAAGTTCGTACTGTGGTTGACGCTCTGCATATCTAACCCTTGCGGCAACAAGGGCCAGACAATAACAAACAAACAGGATTATAACATGGCGAAGCAAAGAACGTCATTTCTTCTTCATTTTGACAGTCTCGAAATATTAAACGAGCTATCAGACGAAGAAGCAGGACAATTATTCAAGGCAATAAAAGCACATCACCAAGGTGAAGAATCAACACTCTCTCCGCTTGTAAGAGTGGCCTTTGCATCATTCAAAAATCAGTTTGTCAGGGACGAAAAGAAGTATCAAGAAACCTGCAAACGTAGAGCTGAAGCGGGATCTAAGGGCGGTATGGCAAAAGCTAGCAATGCTAAGCAAAAGGTAGCAAAAGGTAGCAAAGCTAAGCAAGACTTAGCAAAGTTAGCAGATAGTGATAGTAAGAAAAAGAAAAATAGTGATAGTAAGAGTGATAGTGAAAGTAAGAATGTGAGCAAGGGTTTTACCAAACCAACGCCCGATGAATTGATCGATTATTTCACTGAAAAGGGAAGCGACCGAAACGAAGCAGAGCGATTTTGGAACTATTACGAGTCCAAAGGATGGGTTGTTGGTAAGAACTCACCAATGAAAAACTGGAAGGCTGCTGTTGCCAACTGGCTGAAAAACTCAAAGCCAGCCAGCACTATGCCAGCAACTACACCAATGGTTAACTCACAAGGAAAATCATTAGAGCAGATGATAGGAGAGGTTATACGATGATTAACCAAGCTATTGCGGATGAAATGCTAAACCAGATGATTTGTATCTGGCCCAGCATGAGCGCGACAATGACCAACGACCAGAAGCTAGGATACATTGCCCAACTGGTTGCCGGACTACAATCAACCGGACTGGACAACGCAGAATCAGTACGACAAGGATTTACGAAAGCCAGAACCCAGGGCGGCCAATATCCGCCCTCTGTGCCTGAGTTTATCAAGTGGTGTAAGCCTGAACAGAAAGAGTTAAGCCACCAGCTGTTACCGCGACTGGAGCAGCAAGAATCAACACCGGAACAAATCAAAGCGCTTTCAGATGAATTACGCAAAGCGATGAAAGGAATTTAAAATGAATATGTCAGATAACCCAGAATGCCAACTACTGGGAGCATTACTGTTAGATCCAAAAAACATATTTCAGGTTCAGGAGGTAATAACCTCTGAAGATTTCGAACAACCTAAACATCGAGTGATTTATGAGGCCATTGTCAAACTCGGAACCGAATCAGACGTAATCACTGTCATGGAAGAAATTGACGGGGTCGAAAACTACGGGACTGACCTTGGCTACCTTGGAGATATGACAGACTGGTGCGTAACGACAACAAACTCGCTGATGTATGCAAAGATCATTCTCGAAAAATCACGACTGAGAAAGCTTCGGTCTGTTTGCATGATTATTGAGGAGGGGCTACACAACAAAAGCAAGTCTGAGGCTATCCTAGACGCCGCTGGAGAGGTTTTAAGTAAAATTAGCACCATGGATACCAATGGAAGCCAAATAAGCCTTGACGACGCATTCAGAGAGCTTATGGCTATGACTGATGACAGGGCGAATGGTAAAAACGAGGTTTACGGGACAGGTTTTGCTGAACTTGATGAATATATGCCGTTCGAGGGAGGAGGATTGTATTTACTGGGAGGTCGTTCAGGTATGGGTAAGACAACTCTTTTGCAGAGCTTTATAGAAACTCAAATACTTAATGGAATTCCTGTTTACTTTAACTCGGCTGAAATGAAAGGACAGCAGGTTGCAAAACGAATATTACAGGCCGCTGGATCAGTTGATGGTGGCTTTTTTAGGAACCCAAATCTGTATGCCGGAAAAGACCCAGGCATAGGCGCTAGAATTACAGCAGGATTAAATAAATTCAAAGGTAAGAACCTGATGATTGATCAGGAGCAGGGTTTAAGCCTTGAGAAGCTAAAGGTTCGCGCAAGAAATTATATCAGCGGTCACCCGGACTATCGCAAGACTGGAAAAGGGATGCTAGCAGTTGATTACATACAGCTTATGCAGTACGACAAAAGAAACCCAAGCACCTCGCTGGGTGAGATTTCAAAAGGACTCCGTGCTCTTGGTAAGGAATTAAATATACCTGTAATTTTGCTTGTTCAGTTAAATCAAGACCACAAGACGCGACAGGACAAGCGACCAATACCATCAGACATTGCCGGGTCGTCCGAGCCATACAGAGACTGTGACGGATGCTTGTTCGCTTATCGCCCGATTGTTGACGATCCAGACACCCCTGACCGCGATATTATGGAGATCATCACAGCAAAAAGCAGGGATTCAAAGCTTGGAACAGTAAGAGCCTCGGCGGAAATGCGCTATTTCAGAGTCAAGGATTTTGACGTAAACCAATACTACCACGGCTAACCAGCTATTAGCGGGTATAGGTAATGTGTAGTAATTTAAAAATAACTGTTGACACAGTTTAAATTGTTGATAGTATTAATCATGCAGGAGGAAATACTGCATGAAAACTTTAACCATAACCCAAATTGCTAAGAAACATACCGTGCTAAAAGAAGCCTTGGAGAAACACGAGGAAGTGCGGATTGTGTGGAAAGAGCAAAAACCAAACGGAAAAGTCCATTTTTCCGCTATCGCAAAAAAAGAGGATATCTCAAATGTTTAATATGTTCAAAAAGAAAGGCAAAGAAGCTCTGGCAGAAGTTAAGAAGCTGGAAAACCGTGACCTTGCGGAAGGCTTGGTTGGCGCTTGTTTGTTGATTGCCGCTGCTGACGGTGAAATTGAAGCGGAAGAAATCGCGAACCTGAATGCTCAGCTGGAAGCTCACCCGTCACTGCAAGGTTTTGGTAATGAAATCGGCAAGATGGTTGATAGCTTTAGTAAGCGTCTGGAAGCTGGTTTTCTGATCGGTAAGACTCAGATCATGCGTGAGATTAAAGACTGTACTCACAATGATACTGAAGCTGAAGATATCTTTGTTGCTGCTATCACTATTGCCCAGGCTGATGGTGAAGTTGAGCCGGAAGAGCTGGCAGTACTGAAAGAAATCGGTCGTACACTTGGCTTATCTTTGAGCAATTATGGCATCGAGGGCTAAGTTGTCGCTGGCATGGATGGCTATCATTCTGGTAGCTATCTTTGCCGCCGCTCGTGTTTTTGACTATGCAGTAGGCAGTTATAAGTGCTGGTCAAAATGGAGTGATAGCGGAATGGAATACCGATACAAAGTTGTTGCTGGTTGCCAAATTAAGCCTAAAAAGTACTGGCTGCCATCAGAAAATTATCGGGTTGATTAACATAAAGGGGCTTCGGCTCCTTTTTTTGTGACTGGGTTAATCAAGCCTGTAAAGATAAGTACGATAAGGAGAAGTAAGATGAGACACGAAGACATGCCAAAAGATTGCTATGCAACTGGACACCCTGCTGGATCGGTAAAGTTTAAGTTTACCGTCGGCTTGTTTGGAGGGTCATGTATTACAGAAGTCATTGAAACTAATAAGCTTTTTACTCTTGATGTTGAAGACATGGGTGCTTATTTGCCCGATCTGCTTGGCGATGATGGCTGCACTGGTGATAAATATCCTGGCGAGCCGGGTCATTATTTATTTGACGGACACACCTACGACTGTAGAAGCGTTGAAGATCGAGAATGGCATACGCCTGGCCGTATCACCCTACTTGCACAGCTAGAGGAGAGTGGTGATGAGTGATAACCAGCTGTTTGTTGTGATTGCCATTGTGGTCGTAATTTTCACAGCAGGATTGATCTACAAGCAAGCGATTAAGTGTGACGGACTATCTAATGATCCTGGCGAATTCATTGAATTTGGATTCACCAATCCAGACCACGGAATTGTTTACGAATATCAATATAAGACAAAGCCAAAGGAGACAACCAATGAGTAAGAAGATGAGTGATATTAAGTGGAGTGATGCCAGAAAAATTGAACATGTTTGGGTTGAGGATTTAGAAGACCCAAGCCTATCGGCGTTTTGTGAGGAGGATGGTGGTGTTTATTTTGTTGTTGAAACATGCGAATCAATGGGTAATTTTTCGGATGTGGAGGAAGGAATTTTAAGGGTTTATAGAAACCCAGAACTTCTTCAACTAGAAAACGACAGCCTAACCGCTGAAGTAGAGAGGCTTAGGGAGGCTTTGGATAAAGCAGCAAATCTGGTATTCGATGAACTCGGGGCCGTTAAAGCGCGGCCATTTATCAAAGCACTGGAGGGTGGTGATGAGTGAGTGGATTAGTGTTGAGGATCGGTTGCCAAAGCACGGCGATACCATTTATACAAAAAGCAAGGATGGCCGAATATACAAAAGTCAAATGTTTGACTGGCATGAAGGTAAAAATATCATGTTCAAACTATTTGGGTATGTATGGGAGCATAGCAATGTTACTCACTGGAAGGATTACGATAAATCAGAAGCTGTTTCTGGTTACGACTCATAACCCATAGGAGAATAGGTGTGAGTAAGTTTATATTTTTATATTTGATTCCAGTTTTATCTGGTATCTATACATCACATATCGGACTTAGCGTTTTTGATGTAAAGACATTGATTCCTGCCGTTGGCATTATTTCGCTAGTTTGTTTTATTAGCGTTAGTATTTACATGTCATTTTTTTGGCATCACAAAGAAGGGGAGTAGTTGTGAAAGTAAATATAAGCGCCGGATACGAAAAGGTGAATCTCAATCCTTGCGTGTACACAATAAAGCACAAAATGTACGAAGTTGAGCCTTATATGATATCACGAAGACCTACCGGACCCGTGAGAGAGAAAGGTACAAGATATTATTACACTGCTCACTACATAGCGTTTGGCGATATGATAAATTGTCATTGTGATCCATGCGCTGGTGATAAGGCCACGGCTAACATAATTAGAAAAGAGAATCCAAAATTCAACCCAAAGAAGCTAAATTGGGATGGAAATATCGCAATAATTAAGGAGTTATGATTATGTCTACTGAAACAATTTAAGCTATACTAACCAAGCGGCTTGTGAAGGCTTGATCACCTTCTTTGCTTTCGTCCTCAGCCTTGCCGCTTCAATTCAATGAGGACTTAAAATTTGAGGATGTCACTATGGAATTAATCACCACAAAACCGTTTGCAACTATGTCATCCCGCGAGATTGCGGAGTTGACCGGAAAAGAACATTACAATGTCAAGCGCGACATATCAGCAATGGTATTGCAGCTTAACTATCCTGACCTTCAGCTCAAAGACTGCCCAAAATTTGACCCATCAGAATTGAAGGGTCACCAGATAACGCTAGCGCCGTTTGAATATTGCGGAAATACCTATGACGAATTCCACCTTGATCAAGAGTATTCGCTGCTTTTGGTTAGTGGTTACAAGGTCGGGCTTCGTCAAAAGATCATTAAGCGCTGGCAAGAGCTGGAATTGCAACAAGCACCGAAGATCCCGCAAACCATGTCAGAAGCCCTGCAACTGGCAGCGGATCAGGCCCGGCAACTTGAAGAGCAGGCGCCAAAGGTGGCGTTTGTAGAAAACCTGGTTGAGCGCGACACTCTAATGACAGCTACACAGGTTGGGCAGAAACATAAAATTAGCGCAGTTAAGCTAAACAAATTCCTGGATGAGCTTGGCGGTGTGTATAACAAGTCTGTTAAGCGCGGTCGTGCATTCACTCAATCCTTCATTGATAAAGGCTATGGCGAGCTAAAGCAGACTGAGCCGGGCTATTCTCAAGCGCTGTTTACGCCATCAGGCGAAGTTTGGATCAATGAAAAGTTAATTAGCGAGGGGTTGGTATGAGTGTTTCTGTAATTGGATCAAAAATGGTTTGCAGCCCTAATCCGTATTTTATCGGTATATCCTGGGGTAATAATCAAATAAGGATCGGCCTTATTTTTTGGCATGTTGTTTTTATAAAATAACAAACCTGTCGCAAATTGACATTAACATAAGTGATTATAATCCTATAATAGGGTTACTGATTAGGAGGTAGAAAGATGCTAAAAGCAATTCAGGTTTCGGTTAAGGCTATTTTTAACATGGTTGTAGCGTTAACTTTATTGTTGTCGGTAACTGGTTGTGGAAACTTTGTAAATGAGCCTAGCATTAAAAAGGCTATGGATTTGTGTGCGAGTAATGGAGGGCTTAATCACCTGTCAATATTCGTTGCGGACAAAGCAGTTTGCAATAACGGGGCAATTTATCACAGGGGTAATTGGATGGTGAGAGACAGATAGCAAGCAATGCGCATGATATTCTAATAACCACCCTCCCGCCGGGTTAAGGCGGGGTTTATAGCCCGCGTAGCATAATGGATAATGCAGTAGCCTTCTAAGCTATTGATTGCAGGTTCGAGTCCTGCCGCGGGTGCCAAGTTTCATATCAAAGGGTCGTGCGCCCTAGACCTAAGTAGGGATTGCACCGGAATAACACACCTCACTGGTGTGCCGCAGATAGCCGCTGCAGAGGTGACTCTGGGCCTTTTGATATGAGCCTTGTCTCATACTGAGTAAACAGTAAATCAAAATTTAGAATCAATAAGGAGATAGACATGTACTACTGGGATAAAAAAATTAAAATGGAAGACTTGGTTGGCAAAACAATCAAGGAGATCAAAGGACTAGAGAAGGGTTCTGAAGAGGTTCGCATCTTTACTGAGTGCGGACAAGAGTATTTGTTTTTTCACCCACAGGATTGCTGTGAGTCGGTTGACCTTAATGATTATGATGGTTATGCAGATGATCTAGTTGGCGCTCTTATTGTTAGCGCAGAAGAAAGTTCAAATTCAGACGAAGGGGAGAGGCCATGCGAGTATAGCGAAAGCTGGACATGGACATTCTATAAGATAGAAACCAATAAGGGCGGGATTTGGATGAGGTGGCTCGGAGAATCTAATGGGTATTACTCCGAAAGCGTTGATCTTGTGTGGGTCAATAAGCCAGATTCCGAATGAAGTGTTATTAATTAACAGGAGAGTGTTGTGATAACTAAGGTAAATGTAATTGACATTAAATGTGGCGAGAAGTTGCACAGCTATCTTAAAAACAATCAGGATTCACTGCCAAGAGTTGGTGATACTGTCATTATTGAAGGTAGCCAAAGATTTATTGTTATTGAAGTGTGTCACTGTTTTGGATCCAAAGACTCTGTTCAAGAATCAATTAATATCTATGTTGAGTGCTAAATACACCTGCTTCATATGCGAAACAGTAGACTATTGCGAGGAGTGTAGTGGAGCTATTAATAAACTCAGAGGCCAGTCTTCGGGCGGCACAGAAACAGCTAGAGATTCAGTTTCAGGAGAAGAAGTTCGTAAAGGCCAAGTTGAGCTATGGCCGACAACGGAGTCTTAGCCAGAACGCGGCGCTCCATCTGTTCTGCCAGCAGTTGGCCGATAAGCTGAACGAGGCCGGGCTTGACCAGCGCAAAGTAATGAAGCCGAGCGCTGATATACCATGGAATATGGAATCTGTTAAAGAGAATCTATGGCGACCTATTCAGAAAGCCGTAACGGGCCTAGATAGCACTACAAAGCCTGAAACAAGCCAGTATCCGGCCATCTACGATGTTTTAAATATGCACCTGGCTACCAAGTTTGGAATCAGTGTTGAGTGGCCTAAAAGGAGAGAGGATGCCTCGTAAGTGCACAAAGAAAGACTGCCGAAAAGAATTGCCGCCTGTTAAGCGGTCTGTATTCCCTGAATCTGCTGGTTTTTGCTCTATTGAGTGCATGAGCCTGCATGGACTGGATAAAGCCCGTCAGCAGGCCGAGAGAAAGCGCAAGGCCGATGAGGCTGGAGCTAAGAAGCGGCGCGACACATTTAAGAAAGAATTCCAAAAGACAGACAAGCGATACCGGACTGAACAGATAGAGCTTACACAAAAGGCATTCAACAAAGTTATCAAGCTTGAGGAGTTGCTAAGGTGTGCGATCGCTGGAGAACAGCCGATGTGTATATCTTGTAGCAAGCCATGGACTCCATTCGATAACGCAGACTTTGCAGCCGGACATTGGCACAGCAGGGGCGCAAGGTCGGATCTGGCAATGAACAACCTCAATGTTTTTTTGCAATGCAACAAAAGGTGTAATTCGGCCTTGGCAGCCAACAAGACTGGAGAAATGGGAACCCATGGCTATGACAAGGGTCTTGTTATGAGGCTTGGGCAGGATGAATTTAATAGGATAGATGCAAAGTTGAAGCGGGTTAATATTCTTCCTGATTGGTCGGTCGAAGATTACAAGCTGTTAAGAAAGTGGCTCAATGGTCGTGCAAGATACATAACTAAAGAGCTTGAGCTAATACAGGGAGCTTGCTAGAAGTAAATGAAAAGAGTGTTCATATTGATGTTTGTATGCCTACCAGTATTTGCTGATGGTATTCATGTTGGGGCGTGGTCTCATCACTATCTAAAATCAAGCTACCGAATGAATAACGGCAGAACAAGAAAGTACAACGAAACACACGGTCGGCTTGGGTATTACAGAGACTACGGTAGCTATTGGGCAGAAGTCGGAGTATTCGAAAACTCACACTACATTGATTCAGAATATGCAGGAATAGGTAAAAACTACTACAGAAGTAATAATTTTGACCTTGGTATTGTTGGCGGATATGTGAGCGGGTACTCGTTTACAAAAGTTTATGCAGCGGCTACCGCCTCGTTAAAATCGAAGCTGGTAGCCATTGATTTTGCATTAGCGCCAAAAGTTGCAACAGCAAGCATTAGGATTGAGATATGATTACGGCCTATGCGGCTGTCCTGTTCTAAATCCTAGCCTGTAAGTTCTCAGCTCATCATTTCCAGTATCAATAAATGATATGTCTGTTGAGCTTAAAGACGATATAGATGGAGAGGTGACTCCAGTTATTGATAAAGTTAGCCCAGCCTGGCTCCAATCCGTGCCACTCCATGAGTATGCTCTTAAGTCACCACCCAATCCAGTTCCATCTACAAAAGCAATTGATGATGAGTTTAAAGCAGATAATGAAATAGATGATATACTGGGAAGGGTTAATTTATTGCCAACCTGAGACCATGAAGATCCGTTCCAAGAGTATGTTGTTAGTTCAAGAGTTCCTGATCCAGCAAATGCAATTTCTGTATCGCTAAATGCTGTAGATTTTGGATCACCTGAGAATGTTACGGACAACCCGCTTCCGACCTGAGACCAATCAGTTCCATTCCATGAATATGTCCTTAGCTCTGTATTGGTACTATCAATGAACGATATTGTTGACGATGTAAGTGCGCTTATTGAGGCAACTCCAGCTCCAGATATTGAAAGGCTATTACCAACCTGAGACCATGAAGATCCGTTCCATGAGTATGTCCTAAGCTGATCGCTTGATGATTCAAAAAATGCAATAAGTGTTTCACTTAATGCGGTTATTGTTGGCGTACCGCTGACTGGTATTGATAGTGAAGAACCAGTCTTTGACCAGGCAGATCCGCTCCATGAATAGGTTGTCAATTCGTCATTTGTCGAATCAATAAATGCTATAGTATTCGAGTTTAGAGAGGTCGATGCTGGAAGCGTGATGGATGATACTGACAAGCCTGTACCAATCTGATTTATCTGATCAAGATATGCGGCCATTTGAGAAATCAAAGCTACAGAATCACCTGGGGGTACATTGATTGAGTTTGCGCTATCTTCTGCCTCTTGTGCACTGGTTGCTGCTGCTTGAGCTTGTGCCGTTGCCTGAGAAACAATTTGAGTATAAGGGATTGCTGTTTTGCTAGGGCCACCATCTACCGGGCGCAAAGTGACGTTACTGTCACCATTAAGCGCACGATCAAAGTCAGCAACATTTCTCTGGAAAGCGTCTATGGCATTTGTGCCTAATGGGCCATCGATAGCCATAATTAATCCTCACTAAACATTAGATTGTTATATTCAATCAGCTCTAATTGAACTGTCCCGTCATCTGCTGGGGTTTTTGCTGTAACTGTGAAGTCATAGTAATTCAAATCCTCATCAGTTCCAATAATAACACGGCTACCGAGCTGAGTTGGCACACTTGCTGCATGGTTAGCAACATAGGCCTTTGTTACGTCAAAACCGTCTACCCAGAAATCACCGTTTGAGCCTTGGGTTATGGCGTATGGGCCGTGAACATTTCCGTTTCGGTCTGTTAGGTGTCCAAAGTATGACATGCCCTGCTCGAATGCTGGGCGCTCACTGAGTCTTAATTGTGTGCCGGATATTTCCAGTACCTCAGCGTCAGTGGTTGCATCATCATAAATGCAGGCCCAGCGAACACGATCACCGATATCAACAAGTAAGCCGTCATCCAGTACACGTTCCATTACCCGGCGGCGCTGATAGACTAATCGCCTAACCTCAAGCTCTGCCCGGTTGATTGCCTGCGTCTCATTCCTACACCCAGCCAAATCGATCTCAAGCGGTCGAGAACCAATGCCGCTTTCAAACGTCTTTGTGGTTGTGTTTATCCTGCGGTCAATGTGGCGCTCTTTATTGTCATCAGGATTAATATAGCTAAGCCTGATTGAGTCGTTTCCATTTGGTTTTTGTAGGTTGAATGACTGCGATGATTCACTATTCCCAGCAATATTTCGGCGGTCGAATGTCTGAGTGACTGGCTTCTCCTCTTCCCGGAAGAATCGCCATATCTGCCCATCGCGGAACGCACCAACTCTGGCCACATTGCAAATAGTATGGATTCTCTGGCCAAACGAAATATTTATATCGTCAAAGCTGTAGTTAAAGCCTCTCAAGTCTGAGCTTAAACCGTCACTTACTTCATACAATGACTCTAAATCGAAAAGCTGTCTTGTTCTTGTTTCTCCAAACAGCCTGACAGCATCATCGAGAATAGCATCCGCAAACGATCGGTTGTTGCTATTGCGAGCTGTTATGGTGTCGGTTGATGAGTTGTAGGAGTGCTGAAGCCTTGTGGCTATCATTGATACCTCATCGTTTGACGCTATGTTGTCACGAAGCCTGTCTGCCCTATATTCTGTGTGAGCAATCGTAACCGCTCCGTCACCAACAACGGCAGATCCATCCGCAAGAGAGAATGCAGATTCAACAAACATCGCATCAGCTCCGTTAGGTATTCTGTTCTGAATGCGCCTAACTCTAAATCTATCAATTGTTGATGGTCTTACTATATCCTCAGTGATCGTTACTGAAGCGCCGCCAGGGATTCCACGCCCTTCTCCAGAAACAATAGCACCGGTATCAACATCTATCTCGTAATCAATAGTCTGAATAACGCCGCTTGCATTTCTTATTCCTTGTGGAAACTGGATATTAACAAGAAGATTGTTTGTCTCTCTGCATTGAAACCACGGAGACCAGCCATTTATGTCCTGATCTGATCTGCGCAGTTGAGAATAAACACTAACACCAGATGCATATACAGTTTCATCTGTTAATGTTCTGTTTGTCACCGTAAATGTGTAAACAATATCATTTACAACACTTCCACTAGATGGATCGTTAATTCTTTCCACAGCCCTTGTGAACGAGCTGTATTCAAAGCTTCCTGTCTGAGATATTGAGGCTGAAGGATCAACCGTAAAAGCATTAGTGCTTGCAAGTTGTAATATCTGCTCAAACAATGCGTTCCCACCAAAACCACCAACATGAGCAGTGATTTTTACCGTATTAGTTGCAGCAAAAGCTCTGAAGAATATAACAGAGGCATTAATTTCATCAGGCGCCAAAATCTCTACGTTTGATGTTCCCTGTGCAGGGGTTGCATATTTGTTATCTGACGGCGGGGTTCCGTTTCCACTAAAAATTATGTCTGCCTGCTCAAGATCAGAGAATAAAGACTCACCAACTTTTGCAGCTTGGATGTCATAAGTTCCGACACCAACACAAAAACCCTGTAGAAGTCTTTGTGAATTTCCCTGGAATCTATACCAGGGAGCCTGAATAACATCTGGGAAAGCTTGTATCTGACCCTTGATGTCTGGGATGCCCTCACCAGTTCTGGCTATGTTCGTCTGTCCGGACACTTGATTATTAGGTGATGTTCTTTGTACGCCTTGTGTGTTTGGTTTTTCCGGTCTTGGTAGTAGCGCAACTGTCACAATGGCAGTGATAACAGCAACGGCAACGGCGATGGTTACAGGGTCAGCACCATCCGGGCGGTGAATGGCATATACACAGTCACCGTCTTTCAGCTCATAATCAGGCTGGCAGGTTACAGAGTGGCCATTTAGGAATAGGTCAAAGCTGGAATCTTCTGGTAGGAAGTAAGCAGGAGTATCCCCCGGATTAGCCTGAAACCCAGTCTTATCGCCAGTCAGTCGGTCTACGATATAAACGCTAGTCATTCGCCGACCCACTTATAAAGCTTGATTTCTCCGCGATACAGTCGCCTAAATTGCGAGATCGTTTGATTTGCAACACGCCCGGTACCGCTCTCATTACCAAACGAATGAATAATGCGATTACCGATACGAACACCGACATGAGTAGCAAGGCCCTGAGAAAACGAAACAGCAACATAGCCACAGTCTGATTCAGACCACGACGAAACCTCTTGGTCAAATGCGCTTTGAATTGTAGCTGTTCCATTTACATAACCTTCAATGTCGTCAAGGTTTATACCCTTTACCCTGCTGAAGAAATCAACCACCAGGCCCCAGCAATCAAAGCTTTTTGGGCCTTGTGCGAACTTCTCCCACGGCTTTCCAATTACACTATCAACCCATTCTAATTCGTTCATGTTGTCTCTAATCCAGGGAACAGGTCAATAGTATAAGGCCGGGCGACTCGATAGTTAATAGGGTTATCGTCAGATGCAACGATATTGACGTTTCGCGTAGTTATGCGAATCTCGCTGATAGTGAACTCAAACGCCTTTATTTCTCCGGTTGGGTATATCTCACGATAGATCAAGTTAGCCTGATTAAACCAATCAAAACCATCTATCTTTTTCAGCTCGGTTAATACTTCAGAGCCTATGCGACCAAGTCTGACATTGATAGAGCTTTGTTCTTGCTCGCGCTGGCTTGGCCTTGGCACTTCGAACTGAAGCGGCTGAAAGGTAAGTTGCTGGCCATCGATTGTGAATGTTTTATTCTCGACTTGATCTCTAACAAATCGCTTCGTTTCTATCTGCGGATGACTGATTTCGATAGTGATAAAGCGGATTGCTATCGGCTTCTGAGTATGAAACTGCCTGATCTGTACGTTTGTTTCGGCCATTACTCAACCCTCGAAGGATTAAGATCAATCAATTTAGAAGTTCCTGGGTCAGCATTTGCGGGAACTACTGCATTGTTATTCGTTACAAGTGATATAGAGTCACCAGCATTGCTAAATTGGCAAGTGAACGAAAGTATTGATGTTTCAGGTGATGAGCCAACAGCTAGCGTCCTTACTCCATTGTAGTGAATATAAATGCTTCCACTACTCTCTACTTCAACGCCATAAGTAACATCACTTGTTAATCCAGATGCAATAGAAGTTACGCCACCGCCGGGAAGGTTGATATTAAGATCACCATTAATAAAGGTCATGATAAATATAACTGAGCTAAAATCAGTAGGGTCTGATGACTCAGAAATATAGACCTGACTTGTTGATGATGGCAAATAGCTATTTGTTATAGTGTAGAAGCTTCCCCTCGGAATATTCACATTCCAAGCGCCCCCGCACAGTAATTGTGACGCTTCTGATGTATATGCAAACGAGTTCTCAACGGTTGGAGTTTCATTCTGCCCGGCCCCGGTCACGTTTATATCGAAAAGATATGTTGCTGATTCAAACTCCTGCCAGTCTCGATTCAATGCAATATCAAACAGCGAGTAGTCGGATGGCCCATACTCTTCACGGGCATCAAGAATAAACTGAGGGTCAACAGGTCTGACAATGGATCGAGCAATAACACTGCATGAGTAGGTAAATGTATTTCCAGACTCCGATACTAGGTTTGGTATGCCATCCTCGGTGAAATGACACTCGTGAGTAATAAGGCCCTGTTCTGTCTTGATTGGCATTTCAAAGTACAGGTTGCCGCTTTCAGTCGCAGCGACAAACCAAGCGTCAAAGTATTCAGTGTCCGGCTGATTGAACACCAGTCGAAAATCCCATACAACAGTGGTTTCATCTGTCAGTTTTTGGAAATAT